GAATTTTCGTCCGATGACATGCGAGCTAGTCAATTTTCCATTGCTGCCACAGAACACACACTGCCGTTCACTCAATTTTGCTCCCTAGAAATACCGACGCTTTCGCGCATTGCTGTAATTTCTAGCATTAATTTTGAGATTAATTAATTAGAGGGCGCTTACTGCAAAAAACCGCCCCACCTCGTAATTGAGGTGGGGCGGTTTCATGTTTGGTGTCAGGCTCCCGGTGTGCCATGGTTTCCGGGATCCCAAATTTTCGGTGGTCTTGCCCTGCCACCGCGCAGGGGTCTACTCAGTTACGTGCTTACCCGGCTCGTCTTCGGAGTACGAATCCGGGCTCTTCGCGTAGCCAAGCAGCCATCCGAGTTTAGGGCTGATGTACGTTTCGAATAGTCGCACGGCCACGTAGTAGGCAGTGGTGAGCAGTGCCGTCAGCAGGGTGGTGAGCGTTCCCTCGAACTCGGGGTCTACCGGAATGTTGGCGGCAGTGAACCAACCCAGAACAGCACCAACCACGATCGGGACGATGGTCCGGACGATGGAAGCCCACAGGGCTAAGAAAGTTTCAGACACTGTTGTCTCCTAGTAGGTGTTGTTGTCGTTGAGCCAACGCTGGACGGCTTCGTAGGTCATCTTCTTCGGATCACCGTCGAGGATTCCCTTGTAGAACTTGCGGTCTTTGAGGTAGCGCTGGAATTCGTACCAGAACCACTTGCCGTCCTGTCCGTCCACCTTCAGTGGGGTGCCCTTGGCAACGCCCCACTTAGCGACAGGGGTCTTGGTGTAGTACGGCTTGCCGTTCGGGTCGCGTACGTCGCGCAGCCAGTTCTGAAGGTCGGTGTAGCCGAGCTTGCGGATCTTGCCGTCCCACTGCTTGTTGTTCTTGTAGCCGAGCTGGTGCATGAGGATCTGGATAGCTCCCTGTTCCCATGACTTGAAGTTGCCGTTGATCTTCAACTCGGCGTAGTCGGTCGGGAACGTGGTGGAGCCGTTCGGGGTGTTCGATGGTGACTGGTCCTTGACCTTCTTCACCTTCACCGTCTCCGGATTAGCGGTAGGCGCTACACCCTTCGCAAGACCCCAGGGACCAGACTTGGCCGCGGCGGTGGTGTGCTTGATCGACACGTGAACGTGCTTCGTATGCCCGTTGCTTCCCTCGTATTTACGCCAGCGAGTGCCACCCCAAATTCGGTAGTTGTAAATGACGTAGGAAGTGCGAGAGTCATAGATGGTGGCGTTTAGGAACTCAGTAACGCTGATTCCATCCTTATCCACATCAATGGCGCGGACGATACCGCCGTCCGCGTAGTCCGGGTTATGGTCAGAGACTCGTGCACTGTGCGAGGTGTCACCGATCCAACCGTCAGATCCCTTGTCTCGCTCAGGCCACCGGCTGTTGCATTCGCTACGGAGATCCACGAGCGATGGTGCTAGAAAAAAGGTCATGATGTGCCACCTTTCGGGCATAAGAAAAGGACTAGCAACCCGCTAGTCCTTGATGATTTGTGGTTTTTCTGGCGGTGAAGGCCACACACCGATTTGTTCTACCGTTGCGCCGTGTTCGATAGCGACCCGGCGAACGTGCGAACAATGCTCAGCGGTTAGCCGACGGTATGTGGCTTCCCACTCACGCCACGCTTCAGCAGTCGCCACGCGTTGCATGAGAGACAGGTTCTCGTTGCGTTCCGACTCGGCACGACCAGACCGCCACTTAGCGAACTCCTGAATACCGACAGTGAGGAAACCACCACTGCCTACCATGATCGCTATCGTCGCCCATACTTGCGGAGCGTCCATAGGGGGCCTCCTACTTGCCAGGCTCATACGAATACGGTTTGATCCGCCAGTACCTGTTCACGAAGTGCAGCAGGCCGATGAGGACGAATACGAGTTGTGGGATGCGGTTGCCGGTCTCAGTGATGTGCAGTGAAACAAGGATGCCGGCGTACAGGGTGATCGCAGTGGCGCAGGCGATGATCGCGGGTTTTTCAATCAACCACTTCCCGGTCGGTGCTGAATAAGCACCCATGGCACCACCGATCAGCGCGAACAACCCCCACGCCAAGGTGACACCGTTACCGAAAGCACCCTCGATACTGCGTGGTGGGTCCAAAATGGTCACTAGCCCGCCGGTGAAGCAGAGCGCATATATGAGCGTCTGAACAACGGACACAAGGCGAGGCTCCTGAATACGAATCCAGAGACTCACCGTCCAATGCGGTTTAGACATGCAAACACCTCAACGGGTTACGGGACGGCTGGAAAACATGTGTAGGCATTGTTACCTCAAATCTTGGGTTGCGCCCACAGGAGACATAAAAAATGCGCCCCCTGTGAGCGCTACATGGGTGCTATCGGCTCGGGATAGAGCCAACAGCTGTACCAGGCAGGACAGCAGGCCAAGGGTCTTCAGTGAACCAAGTCGCTGTGACACGGATCGTTTCACCATCAACGTGGAGGTAAATGTAGATCCGCCCTGTTGCACGGTTGACGCGTAAGTTACCGCCACTAACAGCCTCGGCAGTAAGCCTCATACCTAGCGGGTAGTCTCGCTCGTTCGGTGGCTGGAATCCGGCCGGGATAATGTCGCCCAAGTTGACGAATGACGTTGATTGACCGGGTGGAAGGGTGACGTTCTCAAAATCGAGTTCCACCATGCGCCCGACACGGGTCAGATACACGTTTCCGCCTGCGATCCCGGTTACAGCGTTTGGTGCTGTGCCGTTGAACAGTGCGGTAATGTCCCGCCGGCCAGTATCATTGCCCTGAACAGTACCAGTCACGTCGGTGAGCAGTTGCTCGTAAGGGCTAACAACTTTCAGCCGTCCCGCATTCTGCTCTCCTTGGACGTAGTTCAGGATCGATAGGAACTCGGCAGTGGTTATGTATCCGGCAGTGTCCAAACGTGACGGGTGAAGCATGAACTGGATGGCACGCCTGTCCTTCTGAGCACTAGCAACCAAGGCTTGCACGTCCGCCAGGGTGCGTGCGTCCAACGTGTAATGCCCGAGCGCTTGTCGCGGTGTACCATCCTGCCAACGCGTATCGTCCGCAACATATCCAGAAGCAACAGCATGGTGTGACAGCACAAACTTCCCGCCCGGTGTGGCATGGAACTGCTCAAGCGTCAGACCGTCAGTTAGCCCCCCAAAGTTCGTGCCAGCAGATCCAGGAATAGCGAACCCATCAATCTGCGCTGCAGGTAACTGTGCCCGAAGATCATTGAGCCCATCAAGGATTGCTGATTTCCAACCAGCCTCAGTGCCGTCGCCTGAACTGTGGTTTACTGAGTGGTTCCAAATTTCTGCTTTACCAGCCTGCACCCAGCTATTGACCATCGCCGGAGTGACACCAACGTTCTCGGTGCGATCCCACTGGCCGGAGCAGAGTGCCAGTGAGTATTTGAAGCCACGCGATTCTAGCTCGGCGCGAATCTTGGTATCAAAGTTCAGCAACCCATGATCGAATCGGAATGCCACTGTAGCGGTTGTAACTTTTTTGCGTCCACCCATGCGACGTGACCAGTCCTGCACGAGTACGCTATTGGACAGCCCCGCGTCCAGCTCGGCAGCGGGGTCACTAGGCCAAGCGCCAAACGTTTCGCCCGCCGTGACGCGATCAAGTACTTGATAACCGCCATTAGGGAGTAACACCCGTAAGGTTTGCGACCCGCCAAACGCGATTGCACGGACTTCTGCTTTGACATTCAGTGTTGCGTAGCCGACTGGCACCCATGATGGCCACCCTGTTAGCGTGGCGGCGATGGTTGGTGTGATAATCCAGTCACCGGCGTTCTGGAAAGTATCTAGATTAGTGCCGTTCGGGAGGAATCCTTGCATGTTCCGGTCGCTCGCCCAAGGACCGGTCCAAGTGGTGTCGGAACGGGTAATACGAGTGTCCTTTGAAGGGTACCCACCAGTACCGGAGCCAATGTATACCTGCGATACGTTGGCGGGGCGTGGCTTCTGCACGATCAGCATCCCAGGGTAAGGCCTCGGGATATTGATCATTGTCAGGGCTGTTGACTGCGCTCGCACACCGTAGATACCCGGTACGCGAATAGTGTTGAAGTCAGTCCCATCCGCTATCTCACCCATATATGGGAGTGCCGCTTCAATCGAAGCGATCTTCGGGTTAGCGTCTACTGCTGCGGCGGCTGCGTCCACCACGGCTGGCTGTGATGCGATGTAGTCAGCGGCGATCTGCTCGACCTGCGGAGACACTTGCGTGTTGATCCTCGCGTCAATCGCTGGCCCGGTCTGCGCACCATTGATCTGCGCTGCCACGTTCGCATCAGTGACCAACGCATCAGTCGGCAACTGACCTACAGGAACTTTCCCGCCCACAAGGTCAGCCTTCGTTGCGAGCCGAGAATCAAGCTCGCTTCGTGTAGCAGTCCCAGTGGTTCTTAGTAGGCTTGCCACACCCGCGTCAGTCGCGCCAGCCACCTGTTCTGCACGATCCGCAGCAGCCTCAGCAAGAGAGGCATCTTCCGCACTGGATACCGCAGCCGCTTCAGCACGCAACACAGCCGCCTCAGCCTGCGGCAACCCGTAACCTGGGGAGGCTGGGACTTTGACCGCAGTCGGCAAATCGACCGCACCAATACCTGGAACCGCGATACCGTGCGGATCAATTTTGGTCGGGATACCGTTGATGGTGTCGAATTTGTAGGTGACATTCCACGTCCAGTCCGTCACCATCAAATCAGGGTCATCGGTAGCAACAAGATAGACACCACGAGGTCCCAGCTTATTCCCGCCCGCACCATCGCTTTCTATGGTGCATAAGTACCCCTCCGAGTCCAGAGCGCACACAACCTCGGTAAGGTGTATAACGACGGGGTCAGGGTCAGCGCTCGGATTAATCACATACGGGATCGACGCGTTGAAATGAATTGTCCCCTGATTGGGGATACCGTCTGGGTAAGCGTCTGCGTCCGGTCCGTCCTGTGTAGCCACAAGGAAACGGCCCTCAACGAATCCGAAAGTAACGTTTGATGGAAGCACATCGGCTCCTTACTGGTCCACCGAGGACCGTGCTATGAGGCGTAGAGGACAGGCGGTGTGGTCAGGCGACGGGTGATGCCGTCTGCCTGCGCCTTGTAACCGGCAGTGTTGAAATGGATTCCATCGGAGTTATAGGCAACGTTGATGGTGTTGGTTCCGCCTGTGATGATTTGGTTGAAGTCGAAAATGTCTCGCAGCTCGCCAGACACAACCCGCGATTTCAGCCAAGAGTTGTAACCGTTCCGCACCGCATGTTCATCAGTAGACCCAGCATTGCGCGGGGTTATCGTCGCCCCAACAATGTTCGGGCTGATCTTCTCAGAAATAATCGGAAGAGCCGTAGCAAAGTTGGCTTGCATCGCCGACAACGATAGATCCAGGCCGTACGCGTCGTTATGTCCCATAGTCAGCAAGCACACGTCTGGTTTGGACAAGTCTTGCCAACGGTTGACCTTCCACTCCAGAGGGTCAGAAATCCAGTCGTTCAGAGTGTCCGAAGATACTGCGTAGTGAACCGGCAAAGCGTTCACTCGGCGGCAAAGAATGGAAAGAGTGGAATCGAAGCAAGGCTGGTCCGCAGTCGCGCCCGATGCTAGAGAATCCCCGAGAGTTGCGATAACTGGTGTGGTGGAATACGTTTCCGCTTCAATCCAAATATCAAACGCCACAGATTTCGTCGTAGATAGTGCTGGGGACACGTCGCCGCCAGTTCCTACCGCCCCAGCCCAACCACCGGCAACCTGTAAAACAGGCGCAGTAGTGGAGGTGTAGTCGAAGGACCAGAGCATGTCTCGACCGTCACCGATAGGGGTGGTCTGCCACCCTGATTTCCAGGCCCCGCCACCATTGGGGATTACTGCGTTGGTTGCGATCCGAGTCGGTGTTCCGGTGAAAGCACCATTTCCAGCATGTTGCCCAACCCAAATACCGCTAACGTTCATACCCGAGCCGACTGGTACACCGTTACGCACGCACCGGTTAGTCATGCACAAGCGCCACCGTGTGATTGGTGCTTGGTACATTTGGCGTATGCGGTATGATCTGCTGGCGGGTGCGGATGATTGTGGCTGGCCCAGTGTGAGCGACAGTGGAACGAGTTTGAACCCTGATCCTGCACCGCCCCCGGTCGAGCCTTGGCTCATGCCTCCGCCGTCGAGGCGTTTGAATACACCCCAACCGCCTGTACCAAACGATCGTTGCCAGATGTGGCCCGTGTTTGGGTAGAAGAACTGCTGGCCGGCGTTACCCCAACGCATAGTGAACACAGCCCCGAGTGCAGATTCGGGTAGTCCAACCGCTTCAGCATTCGAACCCGACCAAACAGTAACCCACCCGTCAGGTGCGGTGTCAGCGTGGCTAAATTCGTTGAACGGGCCGAGTGGTCCGAGAGATGGTTGCCCGTTGTCGATCTGCAACCATGCACTCCAACCGCCTGCTCCGAGTGAGCGTTGCCAGATGTGCCGGGTGTTGGTGAAGAATAGTTGGTTGCCGGACGTTCCGAATCGGACCGTTTGCACGAATCCGAGTGCAGATTCGGGTAGCCCGACGGCTTCTGCGTTCGTTCCCGACCAAACAGTTACGATTCCATTTGGTGCGCTGTTAACGTTTGTGAATTCGTTGACCGGTCCGAGGACACCCTTCATCCAGTCTGGCCCCGCTGGCCCCTGTGGTCCTTGCGGGCCTCGGACGTTAGCTATTGTTACCCAAGGCATAGGGTTACCTCCATTGTCTTACGTCGCCAGTGTTGGCCGGATCAGTTGGGTCATCAGGGTTCGTGTGTAGCCACAGGTAACGGCGTGATGGTGGTGTGGTGAGGCCTACCCACCAGATCAACGGGTTAGCACCACCACCGCCACCGCCACCACCACCGTTGCCCAGACTGATCAGGTCGGACAACACACCACCACCGGAAGGAACCTTAATCTGAAATTCCATGTACGTGATCAGGTTGCCGACGTTGTCCAACCATTCGATGCGGACGTTGTACCAGGCATCCAATAGCATCCCTGTGGTTGGTTCGAGGTTCGTGGAGAACGTGCCGTCCGAGCTCGGTGTTACGGTTTGCGTGTTATCCGGCCTGAGGCCACCACCGGATGCGGTGAGGTTGCCGGCGTTGAGGGTGAACTTCACAACCCCGTTGCGGTTCGCCATACTGGCCCCGCCAATGTCTTTCAGATTTCCCGTAACAACAGCCACGGAACCCCCTTAACGTAGAAACCCACCGGCTATGCGGTGGGTTCGCTGAGTTTGTTCTGAAGTTTTAGTTCGGCCTTGAGCTTCTTTAGCTCAAAGCCTTGTGCATCGAGTTCCTGCCGATACTCAGTTATCACGGACTCGGCACGAAATATTTGCCGTCGAAGATTCTCGTTCTCGGCTTCTAAATCTGATTCCATGGCTGCTCCTTATGGGGTCCAAGTTGAGCGGTACACCTGACCGCCAGAAGTGATATGCAAGTTCGGTGGATTCGGTGTCGAAGGAATTCCTGTTAGGTTGACAACCGAACCACGTAACCAGGTGGTTCCAGTGACGTCTAACTGTGCCAGGAGCCTCGTGTTGTTCGTGACTTCCAGAACTCCTTTCACGTTGAGGTTCCCGGAGACGTTAGTATTTGTCGCGGACAGGTCAATCTTGGGTGCGAAAATCTCGGCACCAATAGTGTTGGTGAGTACAGCACCAAACGAACCGTCAGCTAGAGACCCGTTGAGGAAGTTCACCTGCCCACCGGCTGCGGGTTCGATCATCAAATCACCGGCTGTGATCTTGCCACCCTCAGTCACGTTCAGGTCATTCTTCAGAGTCGTGACGCCCTCAACAGACAGTGTTCCCTTGGTGGACATGGCCCCGGTGACGTCCAACTTTCCTGAGATCGTGGAATCACCCTCGATACTCAGCAACCCCGTGATCGTCGTATCACCAGTAATGTTCAACAGCCCGGTGATCGAGGTATCACCGTTGATCGTGAGCACGCCGTCAATCGTGGTAGGCCCAGTAACGTCCAGGCTCCCCGAGATCTCAGTAGGCCCTGTCAGATTGTTATCACCCGACAAGTTATTAGTGCCGTCAAGGTTGTTCACGCCGGAACCGTTGAACGTGCCCGTGACCGATAGCGTTCCACCAACCGTGGCAGTACCCGTCACATCCAGCAAACCCTCAATAACAACCGTCGAACCATTCAACCAACGAGTAGAACCACGCTCAACCGCCGTAGACGACAACGGGGTTTGAGTACCATACGTGGCTACCTGGCGTTTCTGCTCACGAACTTTCGGCGAACGTAAATCAATCTTCTTACCCATCAGCCCGCCTTACTGTAACTCAAGATGCAACCACTGAGAAGCAATGTCCCCTGAATACGAAATGATCGACTGAGTGCGCCAACCAGAAGGAATCATAGGGTCACCATTCAGGTTCCACCGCATGAAAGCACCAGGCTTCAAAGACCAAATATTCTTGACGTTCGGCTTAGTAACATCCAAATCCATCGAATACTGGGAAATCAGCTGATTACGTGGCGCAAGATCACCATCAGCAAACTCTTGCAAGTCATCCAAGGTCTTAATGTTCTTCGACTGCTCTACACGCTCCAACACCAAAGGCCCAGAGCCAGCAGCAGCACGAACCTTAATATCTTTCCCAGACCCCTCACCAACACCCATAACGCGTGTTGCCCGTTCACGACCAGAACGTTTCTGCTTCAACCCCTTCACCGCTGAATCATCGGCTGAAAGGTTCGCCTCAATAATTTGATTGTCAGGGTTCATGCTTCCAGTACGAAGAGTCCACCTAATCCCGTCGTGATCGTCGTTCCACTCGGGACGGAAATCAATGTTAGGGCCACCAGGTAGGTTCATGATTTCGCTGATTGCCTCAACAACAGTTTCGAGGTTATAGCCGTTATAAGTACGCTTACGGCCACCCGTATAGTCATCCTCGTACCTGATCGGAACGCTACGCCCTGTGCCTGTCGTTCCGAGCTGTACCAGGCGTTTCACAATGGTGTCGTACTCCATGCCCGTATACGTTTTCACCCATGCCGGGATGGTCCCGTCGCGCTGCTCAGCAATAAGCCGTAACGCCATGAGAGACCATATATCCTCGTTAGACACGGTAAGAGTTTTGGTGTCTCGGTCGTAATCGTCTTCCCAGATGATCCCCGCGTAAACAACAACATCGTCTTGTGCGACCACCAGACACCGTTCAACAGGGGTTAGAAGGCCACCGTTAGAAGTCGCCCGAACAGAAGGATCGCTCAACACGAAAGACGCTGACTGCGCCCCGGCTGACTCGTTATAAGTTCGCTTCCAACCACAAGACTTAGGGTCAACACGCGCAAGGTCTTTCCATGTTGCCGTTGACACCGTGTAAATCTCGTACACGCGCCCTCCTAAATATACGTGTCGTAGTAGTCCAAACGAACAGTCCCAGAACCCGAGGCAGTAGAAGCAAAGAAGTTCTGTGGCATCCCCGGCTCAACTTTCAATAGTTCGGAGTAACTGAACCCGCCAGCAACTACCGTTCCGTTCTGTCGAAGAATTCCGGTGCGCATGTCAATGGTGTGCGTTGAACCCGAAGCGAGGCTTTTCGTGATCGATACGAGTCGTCCATTGAGTGATAGGTCGTAGCCTGAGGGCATGGAACCCGTCACAGTAACTATCGGTGTAGCAGGAAAACTGCCACGCTGAAGAACATCGACGGGAGAACCAACCGCGGTGCTAAAGCTACGCGCCTTACCAAACTTTCGGGGGTCAATGAACCGTAGCTCCATCTGAAACGGTAAATGCCGTCCCTTGATCTGCCCCGGCTTGATTTTCCCTCGACGTGCAGTCCCCCACCGGACAAGCCCGAACTGGTCCACTTGGAAACGGCCCGGGCTGCCCAGCAAAGCAGTCAACCGTTCACGAGCCATGAAAGCATCACCCGGTGTTTTCGCTGATAAACGCCCGTTCAAGGTTACGAGCCGTGAACCGTAGAACACTTCAGAGTCGTAATCACCATCAGCAAGTGGGCGGGACTCACTGTTGCTTTTCGCTTCAGGTGTTTCGTCCCACCCCTCAACACTGTTGATACGCCACGAACCTAACCGGTCAACACCGTGAATGATCTGCCCGTCGAGGGTTACTGATTTGCTCATTCGCCCTCCTTAGAGCAGCACGTCTGCGCCTTGGGCGCGTAGTGAGTCGTTGGCACGTGATTTGAAGATCTGCCATGTTGCTTCTGGGTCTTCTTGTCCTTCGATGGTCACGTTGAATGTGTACCCACCAGACTCGACCGGCGCGGTCACACCGCTACCAGTTGGGATACCAACCTCAGGGTCGATACCGTTCGCGACCATCCACGACACATCACCGAGGGTTCCACCGAGTGACGGCATAGACGATTCGATACCTTCTTCAAGACCGTCCATGATCCAACCACCAGCAGGAACCAGAAGGTTCAAGTCGTACTGCTTCGGGCCCTTGTGGTCTGCGATCCACGATCCGATGCCACCAACGAAGTCCTTCACCGCGTTGAAACCGGAAGTCAGGCCGTCGAGGAAACCTTGGAGGATCTGTTCGCCAGCGTTGACCAGCAGGTTACCGAGGTTCCCTAGCGCGGAAAGAATGTTCCCTGGCAGGTCAGTGAACCACTGTATTGCCCCGTCGATGAACCCTTGCACACCGGCGCTGGCCGTTTCCCAAACACCGGTGAAGAAGTCGAGGATCCCCTGCCATACGCCGCTCCACCAACTAGCGAACCCGTTGATGACACCTGTAATCCAGTTGATGAATCCACCCCAAATGGTGGTGATCCACGAGACCACAGAATCCCAGTTAGCAACCAACAAAATGATGATCGCTATGAGTGCGACGATGCCGAGAATAATCCACGTCACCGGGTTAGCGAGCATGGCCGCGTTCAACAACCATTGCGCAGCCGACCACAGCATGAGAGCGCCAGCAACCAAGCCGATAACCCCGATAAGTGGTATCAGGACTGGTGAGAACTGGATCAGCAAGTCCAGTACCGGCTGGATGTAAGGCAAGATTAGAGCTAACGAGTTACCCAGTTCGGTCATGATGCTGTTTTTGAACTCAGTCAACGCAGCACCAGGGCCAGAGTGGATCTCGTCAGTGACTCGTTGTGCAGCGCCGGCCACGTCACCTAGCCCACCGTCAAGGTTCGCCAACTGGTCAATGAACCCGGGAATCTCACCAGTAGACAAGTCTTCCAAAGGTGTACCAAACAAGGCGAGGGCTGCCTGCGACTGATCCGCTGGATCTTTCACTCCCTGCAACCCGCCGATGATCTTCGCGAACGCTTGCTCCGCCTGATCACCACCAGCCAGAAGATCCTTAGTCATCTGCTCTTGGTTCAAGCCCAAAGTCTTGTACGCTTCACCAGATGACTTCGACATGTCAGTAGACCGGATCGTGAATTCCTTCAACGCGTCGCCAGTCTTGTCGATACCGTACATGCCCTTAGAGGACGCGTCAGCAAGCATCGTCATAGCGGTTTCTCCGCTGATGCCGAGCTGTTGGAAGAATGGACCGTACTCGTCGGTCGCATCAATGATTTCTTCGCGGACGTTCTTAGGTACCCTCTGCAAGGTAGCTGTCAGAAGGTCAGCAGCTTCAGCACCGTCTTTGGCTAGGCCGGTGGTGATCATCTGCCCGATGACCTGTGAAACACGGTCTGATTCGAGTTCGAACACGCTGGCCATGTCCATGACCGTGCCAGTCATCTTCGAGATTTCGTCCTCGGTCGCCGTGCGCATCCCCTTGATGGAGGTGATCACGCCTGCGGCTGCCGCGCCTGTATCGGCGGCGCTTTCTCCGTACCCCTTAGCGAAGAGGGCACCCGCCACGTTGCCGGCCTTGGCAGCTTCTTCCGATGCTGGGTCTAACGTGGCGCGAACAGCACGCACAGCGGTGTCTTCACTGATCGCGTTAGCCATACCCGCGGCTAGCGCTGCACCAACCAAAGCACCACCAGCCAAGGCTGCTTTAGCTAGCTTAGGGCTCTTGAATTTTGACTGCATCCCATCAAGGGCCTTGTCGAATGGCCCTGTATCAAGACCGACGTATCCAACCAGATCACCAATCGAAAGTGCAATAGCTCAGCCCTCCTAAGGGTTATCGTCGGCGGTGTGGCCTGCCCGGTTGCTTGTTCTTCTCCGGAGGGTAGATTTTCAACCTGAGCCGAGAATGCTCTACAGCGAACAACCCAGAAACACGGGTAATCAGCCACCGGTAAGAGCGTGAACCAAGTACGCCGGATTCAATGTCAATGTTGTAATACTGGTGCAGGTCAGCTTCGATCAAGTTCCAGTGAGTGAACAGGTCAACCCATTGCAACCCGGAGTTAGGTGCTTTGCCGTCCGGGTATTCGTAGCGTTCGCTTAGGCCCGTTTCCGGGTTGTACGTGCCGCGCCCGTACGGGTCCGGGTCGCCGTTCGGCGCGCCGACCTGTTCGGCGCTTGTACTTTTCCCCCCGTGGCCCAGAACCGGTCCGCGATTTCTTCACCTTGGGTGGCGTGCAAGAGGGCGTACATGGATGCGATGCGCATGTGCTCGAATGTGAGCCCGTCATCAACCATTTCTTCCCACAGACCATCGGTGAGTACGTCACGGACCATGTCGTGTTCTTGCTGGTCGTTGAGGATCTGCATATCGTCATCGTCCGGCACGAAGTCTTCAGACTTGTTCTTCGCCTGCTGTGCACGGAATGCAACGCTGACGAAGCTGTTGAACGCTAGACCGACTTCGGCGGTCACTGCCGGCACATGGTAGGTTTTGCCGTTGATTGGCAGGTCATGGCCGGGCTTGATGATTTGGGAGAGGTCTTTGAGCTTACCCATGGGGTCACTCCTTGGTGTCGAGGTTGACCGGTAGGCGTGCACCTCGACGCGACACGCCTACCGGAGAATGTTGGTTAGCCGCCGGATACGGTGAACTCGGTGAGTGCACCACGGCCAGTGAGGGTTAGTGCTGCGGTGGTGAGGTCAGTCTTCGGGCCACCGTTCGCAACGAAAGTGGAGTCCGCTACGCCCTGGTCACCGGTGGTCGCACCAACCTGCCAGAAACGGACATGCACTAGACCACCTTCAAGGACTTCACGAGAAGCCGTCTTGAGGATTTCTTGGCCCGGATCCTCTGCCATACCCGCACGCGGGGTCTTCAAGGTAGCTTCACCAGTCCAGCTGATTCCGGTGGCGATCTGCGAAGTCCAGTGAGTGCCATCGAACTCAGAATCGTCTTCCAAATTCTTCTCGGTCTGTGGAGGGGTGAACTCGGTAATACCGAAAACACGGGTCCAAGTCGTGGGGTTTGTTCCGTCGGTGTACGGGGCTACTTCCATTGCCCAGTCTCCGAGCACGCCGGGGGTGATCGTCATGATCTAGTCCTTTCGATGTGTGCCAGACCGGGTGATCTGGGCGTAATAGTTTTGGGTTGCTTCTTGCCGGTTGTTGCCGTCTGCGGGGAGGTTCGTCCCACTATTCCTGTACACGCGTACGACTGGGGTTGTGCCCCATGTGGTGTGTTTCAGGTCGTGGAGAGCATCAAAGATCCGGTCTGTGGTGTCTTTGACGAATCGTCGGTCGTTGCGTGGCCCACGGATACGGAATTGGATCCCTTGGATACTGTCCGTGTTTCCCTCGTCGGATACCGGGTAGAGTGCGATTGCTATAGCCCGGTCCGGGTCGGTCGGGAGCTGGTCAAAGTTGATCGCTGTTTCTGCGCTGGTATAGGTTCCACTGGTTCGGAACGTACCAATGCCCTGGTCGTTGAGGAGTGTTGCGATAGCTGTCATAAACTCGGTTTGGAAAGCCATCAGAGCATCTTCCCCAGCTTGCGCGTCATTCGACTCTGTGAAGAACTTGCACTCTTAGATGCGGATTTGATCGTATTCGCGATGATCTTCGCTGCCGTTTCTCTTTCCGAGTTCATGGCGTTTTCTAAGAACTTCGCTTCTCTTCCTTTGTCATGCCTCAGAGACATGTCCTCGTGCTGAACAATGGCGTACGGGGTGTCGTAGCTGATTGCTGCACGCCGGTTCTTAGCGTCATAAGCGACCGTTCCAGATGCTTGAAGGGTTCCTTCTTCGATTGGCACGGCCTTGTTCGATTCACCTAGGATGTGTTCCGCTGCCAAGACGATGCCTTTTTCGATGGATCCGTCCAGAGCACGTAGAAGTGAGTGGTTTGGTTTGAAAGAGAACGATCCAGCAGTTTTCCCCATGTGCCCTCCTAGGTCAGCGCTACTTCAACATGGGCTGGCAGATCCAACATGCCAGGATGAGCAACACCAGCTTTGATGACGTTCGCTGTCCTGGTCGGCAGGATGACTTCCGACCCGGGAGTGTAGAGTGACGCGGTGTCTGGCGGTCCAGTGAGAGTGGTCTCCGAGATGACTTCGGCGCCGGCGCCGTCGCGCACGAGTGTGCGGGTTTCGTCTAGGAAGCATCGAACATTCGGTGTTTCTTCCCATTGGTCTCCCCACGCGTCTGATCCGATTAGGGTTCGGACTGTGACGGTTTTGTCGTAGAAGTCTTCCAACTCGTCAGCAATGCTCATTTGCTGGGCCCCACTAACGCATAGTCTGATTTCTTTCCGAGAGGTTCACCTGCTGGTGGAGCGATCCTGAGTAACGCCCTGACCAGCTTCTCTAAATCGATATGCACGGTCATCTGTTCACCACCGTGCTGATCAGGCCAGCGTTCCGAAGGATCGAGAACGCCGAAGTGCAAAGCTCCCGCAAAGCGTCCACCCGGGCTTGCTTGGCCCGGGCAATATCCGCCGCATCGTACGACACCGAAGCGCCCTTGATGCTCTTGGACGAAGCCACACGCTTCCCAACCTCCACGAGCTCACCCGTAGTGGGGTCAAGATCGTTGGCGGCCCAGAACGCTACCTGTTCACAAGTAGCGTCGCGGAAGGCCGCGGCAGGGCCGGCGTGTCGCGGCATCCCATCGGAATCCACCGGATAAACGGCCAGCATCGTCGCTTCCTCCACCAAAGCGGAAGCTGAGCGGAGAAGGGGCACCACGTTATCCGGCGGTGCCTGCCCGGTCCATTCCTGAACGTCCGCAGCTGTTGCATAGATACGCATGATGCCCTCTCTCACTAAACTTCCGGCGCGGGTGGCGCAGCAGTCGAATGCCACTCGACAAGGTGCGCAGTCTCAGCCGCTTCCTGCGCAGCCGGATCACTGGACACGAGACCAGCCAGCACAGGACGGTTGCCCTCTGCCGCATGAATCTCCGGCGATACGACGTTAGGTCCGTGCGGGTTACCGGCTTCACCTTCCAAACCAGCGTTGGTTGGCGACAGGAAGTCGGTAGGCCGTGGATCCACAGCTGCATCACGGAGGGTGGTGCCGTCGAAAACTTCGCCTACTACTCGTGGGTCAGCTCCCATTAGTTGCCACCCCCTTCGGTGTTTTCAGGATTGCCGGTGTTCTCGGCGTCCCATTCGGCCTTCTTCTCAGCCGCGGCGGCCAGCAGGGTCGAACGGTTCTTGCCGTCCTCCTCCGCCTGAATGACACGCTCGAACTCGCCAGCAGTCACGGGGTCGTGACCTTCAGCTACGCCGAGGTAGGCCAGTACTTCGTCAACCGAATGCTTCGACGGGTCGAACGGACCGTCGCCGGAATTCTCGGTGGACTGTGTGCGAGAACCGGACACCTTGAAGCCAAGCTTCTTGAAGTACGCCTTGTGACCAGCAGACAGGGTCTCGTCAGTGGTCGCCACGCCGTCCTTGAAATCCAAGGTCAGTGGACCGTAAGTGTCGGTACCGGTGTATCCCTCTTGTGGGGACTTGATGGTTGTTGCCATGGTCGTTCCTTTCCAGAAAGGGAAAGGCGGGACACTCGCAAGCGTCCCGCCTTCCACAAAAGGGGGTTAGTTAGGCCGAGACCTTGACTCCGCGAGCAACCGCGGCAGCCTTGGTAGCCTTCAGCGCGACACCGACAGGGCCCATCTCCACTTCGCCGGTCTTCACAGCCCCAGCCTTGGTGAAGTCGGGGAGCCAGGTCTCAACGAGCTGGCCACCGGCAGTGGACACACCGTGGAAGCCGTCCAGGCCGATACGCACCGCGTACAGGTCAGTGGCGCCAGCGGTTACAGGGATGATGTCCTGGTTGGTGCCGGCCTTCTTGCCAGCATCGAACAGGAGCACGTTGCCGTAGCGCTCCAAGCTGGACTTTCCTGGGCCCGGCTCCTTGACATACATCGAGGAGCGACGAGCAGCTGCACGGATCTTCGCCAACGCCTTCGCGTTTGAGATCAGCAGGGTTGGGTCGCCGTCCAGCAGGGCCAGCAGTTCGTCCAGTGCGTCAAGCACCTTGAAGCTGTTGTCCTCGTTCATGACTGCCGACCAGTCGAACGCGGTGTTGCCGGCGGCAACCTCGGTGGTGGAACCGGTCAGCGCCTTGGACAGGCCGTCGAACGAATCTTCGTTGACGGCGGAGTCACCGTTGATCGCAGCATCCGAGAAGGTAGCCTTCGCAGCACGGATCTTCTGATCCATCTGCAACTGCACCTCACCGGTAGCAGCAGGGCCAACCTTAGCCAGAACACGGTCGATCTGGAACGAACCGCCCAGGATCTTCAGGTCCGAGCTGTGACGAGTGGTGGTCGCCTCGGTTGGGGTGTACTCGGTGTTTACCGCACGGAACTGGGCGTCACCCATGGTGGCCAGTCGGCGGTACGAGTACGTCAGGGTCGCTCCGCCACCAGCAGGATTGACAACGTCATCGAAAATGAGCTGATCGAGCAGGGCGGAGGTACGGAATTCGTCGATTACCGCGGTATCGACGTCGGTGGCGGCGTTCTGAGACGCCTGTGCAAGAGTTACGGGCATGGTGCCGTCCCTTTCTAGTTAGTGGCGTAATGCCCGGCCAGGGCATCGCCTAGGCCGGTGTTCTTCTTGGCCTTTTCGCCGGACCCGCCAGCGCCGTCGGCCGTGCTCGATCCCGCCACCCGGACGGACTTGAGCTTGGGATTGCTTTCAACCGCTTCCTTGATCGCCTTCTCAACGTCGGCGGTCTTGGTGTGGTCGATTTCCGCGATCTTCGCCAGGAAGGCGCGGGAGTCTAGGAGCGCGTCAGCGTCGGCACCGTGCTTGCCGGCGAGCTTGTAGACCGCGAGTTCGGTCTGTGCTTGCTTGGTGGCGGTGTCGCGTTCTGCGAGTTGCTTGGTGAGCTGTTCGGCGGTGGGCTTTTCGTCGCTCTTCGCCTCGGGGTTGAGAGCCTTGGCGATAGCTTCGAGCTGCTTCTTTGCAACGCGTTCGTCGCCCTCGGCCTTGCGAAGGTCGGCGATCATCTTCTGCGCTGCAGGTGGCAGGGATTCGATTTTTCCGTCCCACTCTGCAGGCTTCTGTTCGCCCTGCTTCTCTGCTGGTTTCTGCTCAGCGACGGTGGCCTGTTCGCCGGACTGTTCGCCAGTCTGACCGCCACCAGCTTCGCCGGACTCACCGGCCCCAGCTTCACCACCGGCGTTGGCGTTCATCTGCATGTTTCCCCATAGACCGCGGTTGAACTCGATTAGAGCTTCAACACCGCCGGGTGAGTATGGGTCGATACCGTGAATTGTGCGTCGAGGCATGTCTAGTTACCCCTTTCAAGGGTTCAATGGATATTTCTAAATCGGCTAGGATTCATTCAACGACACCAAGTCAGGTGCGTAGTAAAGGAGAAAAATGAGCGTTAATATCCGATTGGCAGCAAACGTCCGAATCATCAACGGTAATGACGAACCAACAATCAGTATGGATATAGATGATGTAGCGCCGTCGGCATACGTCATTCATGAAAACGGAGTTCTATCTGTTCTCGTGAACCGCGCCAACACTCCGGATGGTTGGGAAATTTTCGAAGAATTTGGTTCCGGCGCTTGGCTTCGTGCTCAGGGAAGCCGATACACCGGTCCAACCAAGGATCTATATGGGCATAAGGGAAAATTCCAGTGGAAGTCTACGGTGGCAGATTTTCCGGTACTTCCTGAAGGAGAAGTTGATCTGACCTAACGGCTCTTGATGTTCGTCCTGTAGGAAAGATTCTTACGCCCATTAGCTTCGCGCCACGCATGGAATTCCTCTTGCTTGGCGCGAAGCTTCGCCCCGGCCAGCTTTGACGCTGCAGGGTCCAGATCCTGCATGAGGATCTTCTCCCGCTTCAAACCACGAATACGGCGTTCATAGTCGCGTTGCTGTTGGCGTAGCTTGTCGCCCTCAGGATTTGCGGTCACTCGTCCAGGGCCTTTGGTGATGCCGGGAAGGTACACCGAGTATGAGTGAGTGCACCCAGGATGAAACAATCCCTTGCCGGTGGCTTCACGCAACGACGCGACAACAGTCTTGCCGTCCTTCATCCTCCCCGTGGTATTCCCTGTCAACGAAAGAACCTTGCCTTCATAGGGGCGGCAGAGCTTGCACTCTTCCGGGCTGTCGGAAACGATGACCGTGTCCACACCATAGTGCAACAGCCGGTCGCCGTGCCCTTCCCGCAAAGCTTGAGAAGTTGCGGTGCGGGTCGCCATTTCAGCGTATGCGCCCATCTCCCACTGCCGACCAGACTTGTCCGTGAAGCCCTTCACGCCCTGGCCGGCCAACGTCCGTAGCAGTCGTGCTGATGCTTCGCGACGTGTCACGTTACCGGTGATCAGCTCGGACGCGGCCTGCAGGGTCACACGGTTGAACACATCCAACGTCCACCGGCGCACGTTCAACCGCATCGAACCTAACGGTTCAATAGCCGCCCGTGCAATCACAGTTTCAGCACCAGTGTTCGCCACCCTGCCGAACAAGTCCCCCTCAATACCGGCTTTCTCCGCATCATGCACCGCATAAGCAATGCCACGGTTATAGGCCAGTCCGACGACCTGTTCAACAGCGCCAGGAACGTTGTGGTCAAGGTCGGTAAGGATCCGGTCCAACTGCCTCAGCAGGGAACGTTGTTCCATGAGGCGAGTAGTCAACCAGTCCGGACTATCACCAGTGTTGGCAACAGCTCGGGCCAGCTTCTCCAAGATCAGAGATTCAGCAGCAACATAAATGTCACGCACACGCTCAGCGAGGTCGCGTGCTTCATTCGGTCGCATCGCCATTCTCTACCCCAAACTCGTCAGACAAACCGTTACCGTCGTTGCCGATCATATCCGGGTCAGCTAACGGTTCGAGCTGGTTTTCAGATTTGATCCGCTCCACCTCTTCGAGGATCCAGTCTTCATCCTTGTTCGGGTTGACCAACCGGACGCGGGTTTCGATGGACGCTGCCAACGCGGTACCTAGCAGTTGCGCGGTGCGTGCCAGTGCTTCAGGGTCGTCTTTCACGCCGTCAGCGAGTTCAACCTCAATTGGTTTGGTGAGGTCGTTACCCGAGTTGAACACATGGTTATCCACAGCTAACAGTTTTTTCACGATAGCTTCCAACACCGGGCGAACAGCACGACCCTTACGGCCCTGCGTCAACCCGGAGCGGCGCTCCTTCGCGAACACCTCAGTAGCGGTCACAGCAACGTCGCCACCATCCCCGAACGTCTGCGCACTGTAACCGGCAGACTTGATGATCTGATCCCACAGGATCTTGATCGTCTGCTCATGCTCTTGCACACGAATAGAGAATTGGATCTGCTCAATCGACAGTTTGGAGTCAGCTGCCGAACCAGGGGGCGCATTCACACCGGAGTAGATTTCGTCTTGCCCAAAGCTTGCGCCAGCGCCAGGCCCGTTGTTGTTCAACAGGGTGTTGGGGACAACTAGCATTGCTTTGCCCAGGCGAATGTCACGCATCAACGACGTGTACGCTTCGTCCAACGCATCAAACAATGGTTCGAGCCCGTCCAAGTCCGAACGCCCAAGGTATTGACCTAACGGGTCTTTCCGCCAAGACCGGTTCGGGCCCATGTTAGGCCAGTGGAACACCGCCAGCCCTTCAGACCCGGTGCTGATCTTCCCCTCTTCATCCACTGGAATCCCAGATGTTGAAGCATGGTCAGCGAGTGGAACAACCTGCCCAAGGTTCGTTGGTGTGCCTTGGTACAGGCCGTGGAGGATCACGCCGATACCGTCAATGGTTTCGTGTCGTTCCAGATGCCGGTAGACGATCTGCCCGTCAGTTTTCACTACCCGCCAGAACGTGACAGCGACGAGCCGACCGAACCGGAATTCGGGGTAGGCCGCGTCGTAGTCCACGTGGGTGAGGAAAGGATGATCCTCTAGCTCCACATCCCATGTGACGCGGAGGAACGAACCACCAAGCGCCGCGGTGGTTTCGGCGGCGTTCGCTAGTGCATCGTGGAAGTCCGGCCCGGTAAGGTCTTCAATCCTGCCTTGTGTTTTCTCATGATCAACAGTTACCACGGGTGGCTCATTGAATAGCAGGTCTGAGGATGCTTTGCACAAGTCCGCTGCCGCCGGTACGTGAAGCTTACGCTCAGCCGGCTTCGTCAGGTCTGTGCGGGTATCACCCCAGAAGAATCGTTTCACAGCACCAATAACACCACGGCGTACGTTGGCGGGTTGCTTCGTGTACACGGTGGTGAGACTGTCCGTGTTGGACTCGTACCAGGCGGCCCATTCGTTGAGCTTCGGCGTGATCGCTTCGAGTTGCTTCGGTGGCCACACGGTGTTGTTGGCTGGCAACGGCAAGGCGGCCTCCTAGGTTAGTTCTTGGTCCAAGACCAGCAGTACTCGGTGAGGTGCTCGGCTTGTACGACGTTCTTCATTGGCTTAGTCGTTCCGTCTGGTTGGAACACGGTCAGGTTTACGAACTCGTCGTCTACATCAACGATGATCGCAACCAATGGTGTTGGACGGTTTGCTGGTTGGTAGTAGACGAAGTTTCCGAGAGATGGGATGCGTCTTATATCCGTAAGAGCTTTGAAAGTTCTCAGGCGTTTTGGGGAGAGAGTTGCTTCCCCTGGAACATCGATACCTTCATTCATGAGATATGCCCTCCGACACCAAGAATTGCTATGCAAATAATGACCAGACACATGAATCCCATGAACATCACACGATCATCCATGTAATCTCCTAAGCGGATAAGGCGACATAAGGTCGCCAGTTCGTCTCTGTTGTCGTCAACGCATACCGGGCGGCATCCAATGAGTGGTCAGCGACCTTCAACGGTTTGTCGTCGCCCTTCTCCGTCTGCTTCGGATCCCAACTGTATGAGGGTGCTTCCTCAATCAGGCCTGTGCACCGGTCCGCGATCATCAGCTTGTTCGCCGATAACGCGGAAGCCATCGTGCGGATGCCATACAACACGTTGTTGTCCGCGTCGATCAGGTTGCCAACACCGTCGTTCGCTAACTGAACTTTGAACGATGCGGCAGCCGGGTCAACGATCATCCACTCAGGCTGTGGTGAACCTGTTGGGTGGTGGTCATCTGTCATCCAGGCACGCATACGACCGGAAATCTCTGAATCAGTGAGACGGCGTTGCGATTGCTTCGCGTCGTACCGCCACTCGTCCATGAAATACAAGGCGTTGTCCACACCGAGGCCGAGCATGACCGCGCTGGTCGCGTTCGTCGTACCGTAGTCGATACCGACCGCGAGCGTGCGCGTCATCGGCGGGAGAGCATCCCAACCGATCACATGCTTCTTCGGGTCCCACATGTCATACACAGCGCCTTCAGCAGCAACCCAATGGCCGAGGATGAACCGCCGATACCAAAGCCCAGTGAATTCGGACTTGATCGACTCCACATACTCAGGTTCCAAGGATGGGTTGTCGTCAATGGTGAACGACCAACGCCCCCAACCCTTCAACCCGGTGCTGATGCGGTCCAGGAACTTACGCTTCAACCAATGCGCCGGACTATCAGGGTTCGTTGTACCAAAGAGTTGGGCACCCTTCACGGACATACGCCCCAACAGCTGGGTGAAGAACTCTTCAGGCAAGGTGGTTACCTCGTCGCAAATGCAACCAGCCACAGTCATACCACGGAGGACTTTCTCCGCCTTAGCATCCGAGGCACCCATGATATGAACTGTGCGTCCGAGGATCTTCACCGTTGGTGCACCATAGTTTCCAACAACCTGGTCCGCGAGCTTCCCGAACAAGTCCGGGTTCTGCATCGGCGCGACCATGTTGCGCCACACGCTGTCGCGGGTACGCCCGATCATGAGCAGTTCCCCACCGCGGGGCGCGTTAGCCAGGAACAAGAACCACCGCAACAACGCAATAATGGTTTTCCCCGAACGAATAGCACCCTCAAGAATATTCACACGGTGGCTACTCGTCTGCAGGAAGTGCAGCTGCCGACGGCTCACCGCCTCCGCCGGACTCTCCAACGTCAGGATCGACAACAGGCATCGCCCCCAACTGCTCAGCCAACTTCTCCAACATGGACCGGCCAGCGTTCACGCCGTTATCGCTATCGATCTTCTCTAGACGCTCAGCCTTATCCAACATGATCCCCAGAGTTGTGGCTTCACGCTGCTTGTCCTGCGAGGGAATGAAGCCAGGAAGATAAGCACGCTCAGCACCCTCTTCATTGCGTGCCAAAGTCCAATGTTCGGATGGACTCTTTAGCTGGCCGATGATGCCCTTAGCGAGCCCATAAAGGTCAGTGATGATTTCGTGCCGCGTCTCAGCAAATGACTGTTTCTGAAACTCGTTTGCCTCGCGCATGTTTTGCATTGCAGATGTTTGCAAACCATCTCGTTTGGCCCATGATGCTATCGTGCCTTTGGCAATGCCATGCCGCCGGGAAGCTTCTGCGGGTCCTAGCTCTATATATGTCCGGAGGGCTTCCGCTCGTTGCTTGTCGGTGTACTTGCGGGGCGCTCCCACATTACCGGCCCTCCTTTCATGAAGTGTGTGACGGCGGCTGGCCTACTCGCATCAAGTTTTGGTTAGGGGTCGCGCCGTCAAGAATTGTGGGGCAGGTTGGCCTCGGGCTGTTGAAGACTAGGTTTCCCTACTCGCAGCCGTCTTGGGCGCCTTCACACATTGGTGTGTTTACCCCTCGCGCCACCGGCAGGATTCGAACCTGCATCATCCGGTTTTGGAGACCGGCGCTCTACCGTTGAGCTACGTTGACTGGTGGTCCGCTTCAATTCGGCGGGAACCATACTGACCCGCCCATGGGGTGACGGGATTCTACTGACCATGAGCAAACCAGTGTCGTGCGCTACTCAGTCGTGAACTGGCGGGGACATACCCGGTAGCACTCCCCCAGGTCTCGTGTACCCGCGGGGCTATTCAGTTGTGACGAAGCCCCGCGGAGTGAGCTACTGCAACGCGGGGCTTCTCGCCAAGGGAGATGCGCTAACAAGACCTTGGCTGATTTTGGAGACACGAATGCCTAACCACCACTAACTATACCCGAACGTCGCGCTATCCTGCACTATTTTGATGCGAAGTTATGCATGTTTTACGCAGACAGCACTTTAGACAACCAGCCCAGCTGCTCACCCTCCCAAACAGCAGGGCACACGCGGCACTGCGCACGCCACTCACCCGGTGGCAGCATCTTCTCGTCCTCACCCCAGCAGTACAGCACTAGTGCAACCTCGTGCTCTGCTCCGTACAAGTGTGTTCCGCAGGCGGGGCAAGGCTGATTGATTTTCCTTGGTGGCTTTGTCGGGTTCAGGTACGAACGAATACTGTTCGCCCAGGTTTCCAGTTTTCCTTCGAGGTGCTTCGCCCAGTCGTCGCGTTCTTCGGTTTCGAATGATTGAATGATCGCCACGAGTGAGCCGGCGTCCGAGCCGATGCGGCTGTAGTTGAGGTCGCGTGCGTTCCAGTCAATGTCCTGCAGGATGCTCATGGCGCCAACATCAACAGGGACTTTCATTTCGCTGGTTGGGCCTGATGCGCCGCCGGCACGGTCTGGTTGCGCTGCACCTTCGATTTGAGCGAGTAACGATAACTGCATTCGCCCTTCGAAGTAGTGAGGGCGGGTGAGCTGGTGAATCAGGTCACGCATTATTCCTCTTCGGGGTAGTTGACTCGCTTGATGGTCATCGGTTCGATGTATCGGTAGGTTGTGAACCCACATTCGCCGGTGTGCACGACAAGCCATTCACCGTTGATTCGGTCGCGGCCGGTCATCTTGTAGTAGCGAATTCCCGGTGGCGGGAAGCTTGGCTTGAACGCCTCATTGTTGACTGATGGCTGCCAGTAACCCTCTTGCAAGTCGTTGAGGTCAACTATTGGTGTGCTCACTGCTCCTCCTTGAAATGTATTTTGAGTGTTCTCCCATCGTCCTGCAGATAGATCTTCACTCCCGGTTCGGCGTACCTGGACGTGTCCCGCTTGCCATTGCGGATGAGCTCAATGCGGGTTACTTTCGAGAACTTAATGACCCGGTCTTTGCCCAGCTGGGCAGTCTGCAATGAGTTCGCTAGTTCGCCAAAATGATCAGACCTGCTAGTTATCACTGCATTGCCTTGCACTCCAATGGGTCCGGTCTGTTCTTCCCCTTGGATGGTGACGGTTGATTCTGGTGGGATGGATAGGTAGTGCATTCCAGGGCCGAGCGATCCGGTAAGAGATTCAGCGTGTACGTCGACGGTCTGCGGGGTGCTCTGAATATTTTTGATGGTGGCGTATGTTTCGCCGAGCTTGATCTTCTTGCCGATGTGAATTTGCGATAGTTCTTTGGCGGTGATGTTCATTGCTGCCCTTTCTGGTCGATCACGCTGCGGTGGAGGTTCAAGCCTGGTGGGGTGTCGGTTCCGGTGATGGTGACGGGGTGGTCTGGGCTGAGGTTGGTGGTGATGAACGTTCCCTCGCAGAGCAGCTCGATACGAAATGATGGTTGGCCGAGACTATAGGTAGGGTGCGGGTCGCAGATGCTGGTGTCTTCGACGATGTTCAGTTGGTGGTCTGCTTTGACCAGGCGCCCGGTGTGGGTGATGGTTTCGCGGGTTTCTGGGTCGAACACTTTGTAGCTGATGGTTTTGCCGAGGTCTGCGCCGGATAGGTGGCGGGCTTCGCGGGTGGTGGTCATGGTGTGCCTCCGGTGAGTTGGCGTAGGGCGTTGGGGACGATGGTGGGTAGCATGTCGGCTTGGATCTTCGACAGGTTGAGTTGTGCGAAGATCTGCTTCAACGCGACCACGACGAGTTCTGCTTTCTGCTCTTCCAGTTCGATACGCCACTGCTCGATACCGGCTTTGAGTGCCATGGTGGTGAGCTTGGCGAAGTGCTCACGCTCGGTCAGATAGATGCGGTACCAGGTAGAGAATCCTGCTTCCTGGACGGTCATGTCGACTGGCCCTTGGGCACCGATACCAACCTCAGTCTTTGTAATCCCCCATACAAGCTCATTAGGTTCAACCTCAGCGACCTTGGTGCGGAGCCATTGGACGTGTGCGTGGCTGATCCGGATCTCTTGCAGAAGGGCTTGGGCTGGGTCTACGTCAGGATATTTTTCTTGGATGCCGAGCGTTCCAATGGCGTGGTTCAATTCTTGTTCCGCAATCCTTCCTTCGGCAGCCGCTTTCGCCTTCGGGCTGTTACCCCCATGTCTGCCGCATCGGACACCGCCTGGTACTGGGGAGGATCCGCAGGCTTCGTCCTTGCCGCGCTTCTTCGCCCCGCAGATCAGCTTCCCGTCACGCTCCTGCCCTGGGGCGTAGGCGGGGTCACCCTTGTACCGTTTGATCGCTTTACCCAGGTTCTCAGCAGTGATCCTAACGACCATTGTCGGCACCCTCCTTGTACTGGTTAGCGCGGGCACGGAGCCAGTCGCGTGCGTCATGGTCTTCGCGCCCGTCGATGCTGGCCACCTCGTCGGCCGCTTCGTTGAGCGCTTCTGCTTTCGCTTCGGCTTTGACTCTGGCTAGCCACGTATCGTATTCGGCACCGTCCGTAGTGTGCCCGGTCTGTGCATGCGTGCCGTCGCAATACCGGCCACGCACCGTGTCATCAGACAAGCCGTGGTAGGTAGCAGCGTGCTTCTCATTAGCGCCCATTGGTGGTGTCCTTTCGGTAGGGGTTCTTCGGCCATGTGCTGATGTGTGACCCGTTCTCGGTCTTGCGTCCCTTATGGAATCCGTTAGACCATGCGCGGTACTCCCGTTCCTGCATGTGCTTGTCCAGCACCTCAGCTAGGTGAGCGCGGTGCACGCCGTCCGGATTACGGGTTGCCTGACCGCAGTCAGTACCGCACATGCAGACTTGACGCATGCTGTCGCCAACCGGGTCGAATCCGTAGTCGTCGTGCACTTCGAGGATTTCTAGGATGGTCATGGCTAATCCCATTTGCTCAATGCCCAGATGATTATGGCGATAAACCCGCCCATGGAAACGGCTATTCCGCCGATCGCCCACAGCAGGTCGATAACTTCCTGGCTAGGCATCTTCAGCACCTTCCAATTCGTCTAGCTCTTTAGTGTCTCCGCATTGGCAAACCCACTTGATGTCCAGGGTTTCGGGGCCCTTTGGGTATCCGAGCCACCAGTAGTGTTCATGCTCAGGCATCGTTGACCTCCGGGCGGTATAGGACACGTGCGGGGAGCTCGATTGATCCTGAATCATGCGCTCCGCAGGTTTGATCTACGCACAGCACCCAATCCCCGCTATGGGTCTTGGCGTGCTTGAAGCCGTCCCAGCCCTGCACATAGCTTTCAGGTGGCAACGCGTCGAGTTCTTCCACGCTGTTCACGAACTCCAAATTTTGGTTTTGTTTTGAGTTCGCTTGGACTTCCGGCTGGGCGACGGCGAGGTAAGCGCTGATGATGCGTTCCGCGTCGAGGTAATTGATCTTCGTGATCCGGTCAGTGAGGATCATGAGTTCCTCGGCAGCGCGAAGTCCGTCCGGGTTTAGCGGGGGCTGTTTCACTTTCTACCTCCAAAAATCTTTCTGCAACTGCATTGCCAACGCCAAGGGTGATTCGAGTCGAGGACTCTGAATGCTAATAACTTGTGTCCTCGCAACCTGTGCCAGATCACTTCTCTGCCCTCATTTCTCGTGCGCGTCGGGCAACAGCGAGCCAGACTGTTTCATCGTCAGACTGAAGCGTCTCCCACAGCTGATACAGTTCCAGCGCTTCGGCTTCCAACTTCGCCTGGGCTTCAGCTTCGGCGGTGGCGCGTTCCTGCAATTCGAGGCCTTTAGATAGGCACCGCATGGCTTGGGCAAAATTTTCATCAGCTGAGTTCAGCACATCCCAACCCTTCTGGTGTTCCTCGTACCCCGCCGCCTCCAACACCGCGAGGGCAAGGGCGGGTGCTTCGGTGTTGTGGAAGTTGAATGACTTATCGCCCAAGACCGTTTCGTGAGTGATGTAGAACGACTCACTGGCAAGGACTTTTGATGGCTCGATTACGAGCCTTGATTCCTTGCCCATGAGTGAACTCTTGAACGCCTTAGGTGTCTTACTCATTGTTGTCTCCGTTCTTGGTGGTGCGGGCGTGATGGTCGGTGCTAGTCATCGTCGCCGAACTCGTCATATTCGGCTTCCATCCCGTTTTCTTGCATCTTGGCGAGCAGGCTTAGATCGCCCTTGGCAATGAGGTCTTGGATGACCTGTTCGAATCCGGTCTCGGCGGTGTGCTGCAAGATATTCCAGGCGATCAGTCCCTGGTTGTCGGGGTATTCGACGGTGATCTTGATGGGGATCTCTACGCCGTCGTTGGTGGTGGCGGTTCCTGTGATGTCGAACTGCTGCATGCTAGTTTTCTCCTTGGTTGGTTGGTGCGCAGTCGGCGCACACGATGATCTTGATGGTTACCCCGCGCCCCTCGTGGAGTAGCTGTTTCCAGCCGTCAGCCTTGGGTGTGACAGTCTCCTTACCGCAGTCCTGGCACTGGTAGACCTTCACGACGCGCCTCCTTGGTTGGTTCGTGCCATACGATCGGTGTATCCACGTCCTCGGCAGCTGCCACAGAAGTCAGCGCCGCCGTAGCAACGTTCAGCCCTGCATCGGCCACCTGATCGCCGGCCAGTGCCCTTGCACTTGGCGCATTCGGTTCCGCGCCCTGTTGAATCGCAGGCATCGCAGGCTATGCCGTCGGCAAGGATGCGTTTCATTTCTTGATAGGTGCGCGGTGCGCTCCACCAAGTGCCTTGATTTTCGATTTCCTGCCGGAACAGTGATACGAGTTTGTCCCACTCTGGGAGCAGTCGATCCCAAGCTACGGACCTTCCTGACATGCGTTTGCGTAGCGTGGGGGTGTCGATGTTCCATGAGTCGATGTAGTTCAAGCAGCGCTGCAGGTCTGATGGGTCCCACGGGTGGTCTTTTCCTCCGTAGGCGATGGCCTGCGCTGAGAGTCCAACGACGGTCATGCCTGATCACCGTCCAGAGTGCGGCGGATCATCTTGAGGTGGGTTGGGGTCAACTGGCTGACAATCGCCTCAGCCTGTTCGAGGCGGGTTAGAAGTTCATCCCGGTCACGTGCTGTCTGGCAGACAACCGAACCACACGGGTCAGACGTACACCCATGCAACGCGTTCCCCGCGCTGGCACGCTCCTTGATCAGATCTAGTTCGCTGGTCATCGTCGGCTCCTGTCTCGGTTATGGCCTGCATAGTCGCAGGCATCAAGGTGTTTAGTGGTGCAGTCTGGGCAACGGCGTACTGGTTCAGGATCGTTCGTGCAGCGAATGAACTTGAACTTCATGAGCACGAGAATTTCAGGGGTTTCTAACGCTCCGCAGTCTTGGCATTGCAGCGTTGTTTTCTTGCCGTCGATGCTCACTACGCCGTTTGTGCACCCCGACAGTGTGGGTAAGAGTTCACCGAACAAGGCTGGTTGGGTGCTCATGATTGGCCTGCTTGGTGTGCTGTGAAGGTGTCTTCGATGCAGGCTGCCAACGGAGCAGATTCGGGGTGTTCTGGCCCGTGGTCCGATGGGAGTGGGTGGAGTTCTTCGCAGACGAACAGATCCCGTTCGAATTCAAACGGTGTGTTGAGGTCCTGCGAAAGTGTCAGGATCCGGTCAATGTTGTTGCGGACGGCGCCGCGCATAGACGCGGTTTCGAGTGCTTCCCGGACCTCGTTGATGCTGTTCACGGTGTTCCCCACAGCGTCCGGGGAAACCTGATATTCCGCAGTTCCGGCCACACGGGCCTCCGCGGATTGCATGCACCCGGTCAACAGCAAAACGCTGATGCCTAACACTGCCGGGGTGATACTTCGCTTGCTCATAAATTCCTCTCCCGCCCCTCCCGGAGCGTCCTTGTTAGCGATTTCAAGATTACCATTTCCTGCACTGTTCCGCACTAAATTTATGCGAAACAGTGCAAGAAGTTTTCAGGCGCAAAAACTCACTCCACGTCCGGACGAGCCCCAGCAATCAACGCCGCAAAATCCAACAGCGTCATCGTCACATACTGATCAGCCGGATCCGCCGTCCCCCGACGCTTATGCACCACCACCCCAACCAAAGCATCCTTGTTGCCACGCTCAACCTCAGCCTCACGCAGCCACGCCGGCAAAGCCATCGTCGCAACATCCTTGCACTCAATAGCCACAGGCTGCCCCCAAATGCGAACCCCACGAACATCACCAAGATCCTTAGCGCCCGTACGCACCTGCCGATCAATCCCGTCATCATTCACGGCCTTCGCCAGGAACTTCGCCACCGAACCCTCAAACCGGGTACCAGCAGCCTTAGCCGACTTCAAACTACGTCCCACAAACTTTCCTTCCCAAAACCGCCCAGAATCGTTTCTGAGCTCCTAAACCAATCTTGCACAACCACGCACACACCCAGCACCCTACGACGCTACAGGCGGTGCCACCCTGCCCTTCCTGAAGTCCTCCCACCAATCCGGAGGACCCACACGCTGATGACGATCACGACACCGAGACTCCGGAACATCATGCTCCACACAATGAACCTCCCGCGCCGGCCCCTGCCTCTCAACAAAAGCACCAACCCAATGAGGCCCAGACTGACCAATCACCGCCGGCGTACGATTCCGAACATCCCCAGCAGCACGAACAGCAGCCACCGCCAAAGCATCCACAGACCCACGACCACGCGCCATACCCAACGCATGAACAATCCCAGCAACATCCCAGTCCTGACGGATCGCCTTGATGAACGACGCCAACGCCTGCGCCTGATCAAGGGTCATCTGATTTTTTGGATTGATTTCATTCATCATTCCGTTTCCTCCCCCACGCGTTACGGACGTAACGACATGATGATTTCTAACCACGGATTCTTAAGAACTAAGGGACAACCACCTAACGTAAGTAGATAGGTAATGGTTACTGGTTACTGGTGCTTATGTTTTGCTTACCCGTTGCTTATAACTTTGCTTATGATTTGCTTACGTTTGCTTATCGGGATTCATGCAATGCCAGCAGTCCTCATTGATCAAATTCCGCTTCACGTGCCACCGGTTATGCATCGCCAGCTTCCCACCCTTCCCACCAGCTGTACCGCGCTTCTCAGACAGTTCTTGAATCTGGTCAGCACTGCGCTGATGCTCCAGATAGTCATGCATCAGGAACAGCTCAGGATCGCTTGTAGCCTCCACGAGACCACGCTTCACCAGTTCCTCTCCCACCTTCTTCCCGAACTGGTTCAGGTCAAGGTCAGAGATCCCGCCATCGGACTTGTCCTTGTTGCACAGCGCTAGCAGCGTGATGTGCAGCCGAAAAGCTTTGTCGGATAAGTGCCTGATTTTCCGGTGGTCCGGGTACTCATTCGTGAGAACGAAGTAAGGGCGCTTGTCCTCAAATTCGCTCACTGTAATCCCTCCATATCTGTTGGCGCGTCCAATGATGCGCACCGTATTCGCACATGTAGTAGTTGACGTTCAGGCTTTCGCCTTTGTAGTCACTGATGAACATGCGTAGACGTTCCGCTTGTTGGCGTGTGGGCGCCCAGACCTTGGAGCATTTACACCTCGGCAACCGTGTCATACCGCTACTGCACTCTTGTCATTGTGTTTATCGCAGTCCTGAGTGATTGCCACCCGGTAGCCGCCGAACTTGTTGGCGCCTGGAACGTCACGCGTTGCCGATCGGCTGTTGCCTCGGCAATCAAGCATTGGGGCTCCGGAGACCATGAACTCTTTGGGGTAGTCATCCGGGAAGTCGAATTTGGTTTCGTACCCAACTCGCTTGCCCTCCATCACCGGAAGGCCTCTCCATCCTGGCCAGCAGTGGTCCAAAAACTCGTGCACCGCGTCGTTCGTGCTCACATGAATGCTTGACCACCATTTGCAACCGTCGCAGTACATGCGCGTGATGTACCACTTCACGCATGAGCACCAATCCTCCACATAGTGGTGGCAGTGAAGCCCAGAGTGGTACATGGCCGAGTGGTGAGCCGAACCGCTGCCGGATGATTCGTGGTAGGTGCTCCATCCGACGTAGGTTTTCCACCTGAAACCGCGACTTACATGATCAGCACGGAACGCTTCCAGTGCTTCTTCGAGCGCTTCAGGCGTTCCAGGATTGAAGAAGGTTCCTGCATCGCTGGGCGGAGCCATCGGGTGCGTTACGTCCACGCGTGGCTGTGCGTCCAGAAGATCAAAGATGCTCAGCTGCCCTTGGATGGTCATCGGCGTTGCCCCTTCAAGCTCAGCACCGCGTTCGCACGGTCAATTTCGGATTGGGTTAGCCGCCGGTAAATCGGCTGGTCACTCGTATGGCAACCACATTCTTTCCTCGTGGCACACACCTGGAACGGAGTCCAGCAACACGACTTCTTGCAAGCACTCACGATGCGTCCTCCAACCAACCATCAGCCTTCACGAACCTCTTGCAGTCCTTGCAGAAATACTCGTCAACACCATGAGTAACAGCCTTCTCCACACCGCAACGGTCACAAGCTCGCGCATACTTCGGATCAACAAGCCGAGCCTGCGGCACCTCCGCAACCGGCGATTCCACAACCACAACCAACGTCGCGTCACCGAGACCAGGAACGTCCTTACCCAAACGCACAAACGCCTTCGGCTCACCGATCGTGATCACGTTGTGCCTGCGTGCTACCTTCGGCAAATCCTCGATCGCTTCAGCCTTCAAATCCTCGTACGGAATATCCGTATCCAAGACCGGCCAAACAGCTTGAAAGACACTCATGCCGCCAGCCCCTCAATCTTGTCCGGGCGGAAACCACCCCAGTGATCGTCATCAGTGACCACCACTGGTGCTTCCAGGTAGCCCAGCCCCTTGACCATTTCCAGTGCTTCCAAGTCCTGAGACATGTCCACCTTCTCGAACGGGATGCCCTTCTTGTTCAGTGCGATATAGGTTGCGTTGCACTGCACACAAGACGGCTTCGAATAAACCGTGACCATGACGGCCCCTCCTGTTTTTGGGTATAGAAAAGGCAGCCCTACGCCCCCAAGCAATAGGGCTGCCTCTCGTACGTGTTTAGTTAGTCGCGGTAGATAGTCACCGTGTTACCGGTGACCACCCCGCCGAATGGTGAAGGCTGGCCATCAGCCAACACCAGCTTTTGCAAATCAGTCAGACCCGCAACCTTTGCCGGATCGAGAACAACAGTGGTCTGCGAGAAACCTTGCTTCCGCGAAACAATCGCGTCGCGGATCCCCAAGATGCTCCCGTAAGCCTGATCGTGAAGGTGGTAGGACTGCTTGTCCCCGAACCCGGGAACAACGACCTGCTTAGAACGGTGGCTCGTCGTTGCCTGGCCCATTCCATCCACCTCCCTGCGGAGCGGACTGTTGCGGGGCTTGCTGTTGCCAAGGGTCACCCTGCTGTGGCTGCTGGTAGTACCCGCTACCCTGCGGAGCGTTATTGAAGCCACCGCCACCGGAGCGCTGAGTGCGAGTGACCTTGGCCGAAGCGAACTTCAACGAAGGGCCAATCTCCTCAATCTCCAACTCCATGACGGTTCGGCGTTCGCCTTCCTTGGTGTCGTAGGACCGGGCCTTCAAGCGTCCCTGGGCGATCACGCGCATGCCCTTCGTCAGGGTCTCTGCGACGTTCTCCGCGGCTTCCTTCCAGACCGCTGAACGGAGGAACAAACCTTCTCCGTCCTTCCACTCGTTCGACTGCTTATCGAACGTGCGCGGTGTGGAAGCAATCGTGAAGTTCGCAACCGCTGAACCCGAAGGGGTAAAACGAATCTCCGGATCCGCCGTGAGATTGCCGATCACGGTAATAACTGTCTCGCCCGCCATAGCTAGGCCGCCTTTCGTTGTTGAATAACCCGACCAAATTCGTTGTCGAGAATGGACCACTCACCAGTGACCCTGTCATAAATCGGTGTCTCTTCCGGGATCTGCCACCGCTGCAGCTTCCACCCATACGCCCGAGCCTGCTGGGCCAGATCCGCGTTGGACTCGATAAGCCCGTTGACCTCGGCGCAAAGAACAATGATGTTCGCTGGCCGGTCCAACAGCTTGCTACCGCCAATTCCCCGGTTCGCTCTGTGCTGCGGGATGTACGTGTCCTCCCGACCTAAGCATCCGCAAGGGCAGTGCTGATCTCGTGCGAGGTACTTCGCGAACTGTTTACGATTCACAGCCCCTCACCCCGACCAGCTACCCCATACATGGCCCTGACGCTGGCACCAATCGACTGGTAAGCCCGAAGCTCAGACTCCAACGCCTTCGCTAACCGGTCTGCATACCGGTAAGCAGCATCAGCAACATCCCGCGCTTCCCGCTCGGACTCAGTAGCAAGCTCGGCAGCGTACTTCTTCTCATGCGCCGGCCCATCATGCCCCATGTATGACCGGGCGAAAGCCTGATCGTAGTTGCGGTCAGCATCGAGGTAAGCTTCATATCTTTTGTTGCACACGCTCGCGGAGTTCGCGATCCGGGCGCTAATGTCCCGGATCCGCGATTCCACATTCACGGGGTTGAGAGTATCCAGGCTCATGCCGCGGCCTTCATCTTTTCTAGGTACTGGCGGACTTCAAGAACCTTCCAATCCACTTCCTCAGAACCCCCAACCAACGAACCCCAAGCGACCCAATTGCCCTGGTTCCCAATGGCTGAGTTTGCATAAACAGAAAAGCTGATAGACCAGTCGGAACCGTATTCTGAGAAGAACGGCATTCCGAGATTCATCTCAATCTGCAAGGAACCACCCGGGATCTGTTTGACCAATGGGCTCAGCAACGCCTCTGCGTACTTCGCCAGCTCAAACGTCGATGAAGAATCAGTCGCCCGGATCATGCTGCCTCACCCTCAATCATCAACAGCTCCGCAGTCTGGATAACCCCGCCAGCAACAAGCTTCGCCAGCTTCTCGTCAGCATCCTTCTCCGGCTTCGCCGACGCATACGACGTACCAGTCACCGAACCAATACCCGGCACCAGCTCACCGTCATCAGTCACCGCAACACCATTCGTCGCAGCCTGATCCAGCAACGACTTCACGAACCACTCCTTCGGCGACGGGATCATCTCGATCTTGTCTGGGTGGTTCTCCTGAATCCACTTCACCAAGGCGCCCTCGTCCAACACCTTCCACGCCGTACGAGGCTTCGTGCGGGTAATCGCACCCAGTGTGATCTTCTCGCCGTCCAACTCGAAGGAAACCGTCTTACGATCCCCTGGCTCCAACACGGTCTCCGCGTCAGCCTTCAACGACTTCTGCAAAGCACTGACCTTCTTCGACAGCATGTCCGCTGCCATGAACTTCTGAATGTTGTCCACAATGACTCCTAAGCTGCAGCGAGTTCCGCAATCGCTGACTCAATCTGATCCATGATGTTTTGAGGTGCACCCGAGTTGTGCGCCCACTTCCGAAGAGCTTCAAGAGCCTTCTGATTGCCTCGTGCCTGACTGAACTGCTTCTGGAAAATCTCGATTGCAGATTCACCCGGCGCCGGAACCGGATTCGCCGGCTGAGCCGAAACGTCCGGAGACTCAAACTCCCCGCGTTCCTTCTTCGCCTCCCACAAGTCGCCCTTGTGCCAAAGATCCAAGGCCGCGCCGAACCGCATACCCGCATTACGGAGAGCATCACCGATAGCTTCCTTGATCGCGTTGGCCCCGGTCTTACCCTGCGAGTCCCCGTAACCGAGCCGGGATACCCCGCACACCGTCAACCGGATCCACAAACCGCCAAAGTTATCGAACTGAGGGAGACCAAATTGATCGAACGAGAGAGGTTCCCAATACCATCCCGGGTCCACCTGCAACAGACGGTCAGTCAGTGCAGCGTGGCCAACGAAGTCCAAGTGCATGGCAGGCAACCCGTGGTAACCACCGCACTCCTGGCAGTTACCCTTCTGCGAATCCTTGCGATACGGCTTCGGCAGCTTGCCAATCGCGCCAGGCTCGAACGGCTCACGCAGACGCTTCAACGCCTCGATGCGTTCCTGCTTCAACTCGTCGCTCATGCCACACCACCAAAGTAGTCAGCAACCAACAGGCCCCCGAAGAACACAACACCGAACATCAGAACGAACATGGTGTCACCACGCTCCGTCAATCGAAGCCCCTCAAATTGCTTCATGAACTTCTTCATGTACACTCCTAAATAACGAATGCTTTGGAACCGCCAAGTAGCAAAGCCTTCTATGGAAGCCGCGAAACCATCTCTTTGATGGATAGCGGCTTTTCTTCTTTTGCGGACACCGGCACTTCTGCCGATCCCTCAATCTGGGCCACATGCTCCGGGCTGAACCGGACAAACCTGGTACCGAACCTCTTGTGTGGCCACTTCTTCGTACGTACGTTGGCCCGGACCGTGCTCTCAGAGCACTTCAGCTTCGCGGCCAACTCCGGAATGGTCAGGAACTCTTCTTCGCTCATGCGGCCACCTTCAAAGCAGCAACATTCACGCCCCGCCAGATCCCGGTTACGCCTCCGCGCCGTGTCCGATTGTGAGAAGGCCGGAACCCGACCCGTTGAATCACTCCCCGGTTCGCCAGGGTGTGGAAGATACCGCCCCACTGGTTTGGGTGGTGAGGTTCCCTGAAACCTTCGCGAACATCGTCAGAAGTGAACTCGGTACCAGATCGGGCGAACTGTTCCACCCGCTCTAGTGCGTCTTCGCGCCATCCGGTGTCTTCTAGTGCCATTGGTTGGGTCATGCTGCCACCGCCCTTAGTCGCCCAGCCCGCAAACCCGGGTCGCCATCAATAGCAATCGATTCCGGCTGGATTAGGATTCGTGAGTTTTGAACCATGCGGAGATGGAAGGTTAGATACGAGGCCGCTTCTTGAACCTGTTCATAGGTCATTCGCCGGCTACCTGCTTCGTACCCGTCATAGGTGGAGCCACCTACGTCCATGGCCTTAGCCATGTCCTGCCCGGTTACGCCAGCCATCTGCCGAATGGTTCGAAGTGTGAGCCCGATGCGCTCACTGTCGTTGTCTACGGTTCGAGGCTTCGACGGCCTCCCGCACCTTTTTGCGTTCATATATGCAAGGTTATGCGGGAAACTATTGGGTGTCAACGCGATAAAGTGCGGGAAAGTGCGATTATGTGCGTTTACCCAAGTCAGGTTGCATAAAAAAGTTGCGCACTCACGCATAACCCTGCATAGAATGGATTACCCGCACCTCACAATGTCACATTTACCCGCGCAAATATTTAGGACTAGACATATCCCATGAGCTACACAGAAAAAGAACTTCAAAAGCGCATCGGCCAACTAGTCACTGAGGCACGAGTCAAACAAGGCCTATCCCGCCCCAAGCTCGCAGAAAAGGCCGGCATCGGCCTACGCACCCTTCACGGATTCGAGCACGGCGAAACATGGCCACAAGCCACCACCTTGAAAGCCATTTGCGACGCCCTAGCCTGGGACACCCACCTAATAGACCGTGCACTCAAGTCCGGCAAGGCACCAGCCGAAATAGTTGCCGACGACCTTGCCATAGACCCATGGGCCAACGAACGCCCGCGATTCGTCTCCGACCTGACCGACGCCGAGCTACTAAGCGAACTCACCTACCGCATGCGACTGCGAGAGGAAGAGCTTGAGCAGCTGCGCAAGACCGTCAACAACGTCACACCGATCCGCAGGAACAGAGAATTCGATGAATCCATGCCACACGCCGCGCACCCGGGATTCCGCCTGGAAACATCGCAATACGATGAGCTTGGAGAGGAACCCCAGGACTAAGTTGTCTGGTACGCCAACTAAACTGAATCCCATGTTCGACCCCTGGGAAATAGTTGCTGCGAATTCATGGCTGGAGATACACCATGTGCGCATGCCTGACGGCAAGCCCGGGGCTACCGATGGAAAGTCAGCGATTTGGCTAGATGACCGGCTGACGCATCGGGAACGACGCTGCGTACTGACCCATGAACTGGTGCACCTCAAGTATGGTCATTGTGAATGCCAAGAGCTGAAGGTGGAACGCCGCGTATGCCGGGAGACGGCACATCTATTGATTCCTGTGACTCATTTGATGGAGCGGTCCCGAGAGTGCAACGCTGGGCTGGAGGCTTTGGCTGAGGAGTTGGAGGTTACCGCTCATGTTCTGCGGGATAGAATCGATAGTCTTTCGGCGGTTGAATATGGGATGTTACGTGACTGCGAAGCGGTGATTTCTGCGGATGTGTCATGGTGACGTACACCCGGTTACATCCTGCGCATTGACGCGCATTAATGGCACTATTGCGCATTACGAATTAGTGCAAAACCGCATAGATTCAGTGTAACGCAGGGTGGTTCAAATCCCCCCGTGTCCGCCACAAAACCCCTACTCAGGTAGGGGTTTTCTTTTTCTCCGGTCAAAGATCATGCCAGATCTGTCATCTTGAGGATCGTAGCTCACCTCAGCCCACCGGTGCACTGCCCGTCCATCAAAAAATCAGTGTCGCGCAGACCTGAGCAGCTCCTCCAGAAACACGTTTTTCTTTGCGCTTTACGGACATTTTCACTACAAAACACTGATGGCGTCCACCAAACAAAAGTTTGGTGGACGCCATCAGTGTTAAAAGATTCGGGATCTTAAGGCTTGGGCTAGTCCTTGCGCTTAACGAAGGTCTGCAGCATGTTCTGCACGATGTCTTCCGGCAATGACGTGTGGCGCACGATGATCTCTGACATGCGATCGAGATCAGTATCGGCGATGGCTTCAAAAAGCGCTTCACGATCCGCCTCAGGCAAATCTGCTGCGTCAAAATGAACGGGACCGTCTGGACCCTGTCCTTCAAAACGGAAATCCGCGACATTACCGTTGGATACTCCGCCAGACATTGGCGAGGTGGCGATCATTCGCTCCAAGTCTTCGACCGGCAGGCCCGTGTATCCATGCAAAATCTTGGCGGCTTCTTCAAAGTTAGAATCACGCAACATGGAGAACAGCTGATCATATTCATTCGGTGGCAACTGCTCGCTGGAAAATTCACGGTTTTCGCCGTCAAGCTCAAAGGCCATTTTGAAATGTGTGGCGCTTGGTTCGTTTTCTGAACCAAACTGCTCGCTCCATTCCTTTGGCACCACCCAAAGGTCATCAGCCGAACCGTCCAGTGGTTCCAGAGCCTTGTCCTTGGCGGATTCACGGTCTTCGCGCTCGACCTGAGCTTCCAATTTGTCGCTCAAAGCCTTGATTTCGGATTCATCAATGGGCAGTTCCTTAGCCGGAGCCACCTGCGGGTATTTGTCGAGGCTACGCACCGCGATGACGCAGTTTTTCACGGTGTCACCGGTTGCAGCGCGATATACCTGGACGGCGCCCATGACATCGCCCTTGGCCAAATTGCGATAGACCGAATTGCGCGAGGAATCATCTAATTTCGCGTTGGCAGCTTCGGCCGCTTCACGGGAGATCGACTGCGCAACCTGCGCAGTGTTCTTCTTCCGTAATGCCTGCAAACCGAAGTAGCCCAGGGCAATCACGGCGATGACAACGACGAGCCAGATGATAATTTCCAT